CTTCCGATCTACACATATTCTCTCTAGAATTTACTATTCTTTAAATACTATTTTCAGAATATTTATTATTGAAAAGAAGAATGTTAAGTAGATTATTGTTAGTAGCATGTTTGTTTAATTAGTTGTTTATTTATTTAACTTACATTTATATTATCCAATACACATCGTATTTAGTTTGTAGTAATATCTAAATAATATTTAATAAATAAAACAAAAAGGTAAAACATAACTGGTTGATAATCAAAGACATAGGGGGCTGGTAATATATAAAACCATTTTGTAACTGGCTGGATATCAGCTAGATAGGGCTACAACACATTACCACTAACTAACTAATAGTTATGAAAAACAGTGACATTAGGGTCTTAGACCTAGCCTAGTAAGGGGCTATTGTCACACTTTTGTGATATATAACAATACATCGACTATTTTTACTATGTTAAGTACTATACTTGTAATTATCTTTATTATATTTAGTTTTTCCATATATATTATATAAGGGTTTTAAGATTTGTTTCATGTAAAACAGAGTGATTTTGTGTAATAAGCTATAATATGGCTAAATTAAGTAAAGATGCTGCAAAACGAAAAGCAGTGAGAGACAAGAAAGCGGCGATGACTCCAGCCAGACGTAAGAAAAAAGCAGAGAATCAGAAGAAAAGAAGAGCTGCTGTTAAAAAGCATGGCATATCTTGGTTAAAAGGTAAAGACTATGACCATGATGATAAAAGATTTGAGTCCGTTAAAGCTAATAGAGGAAATGACGGCAAAGGAACTAAGAAAGAGGGTAAAAAAACTAAACGTAAAAGAAAATAAAAATATTAATTATGGCATATAATCAAAATAAAAACCCTTTTACATCTCCAGTTAGAATGGAAGAAGAATCATGTGAACCTGGACTAGCAGAAGGTATTTTTGGTAAAAAGAAACAATGTGTTAATAAAGGTCTAAATAAACAAAGAAGAGAACAACAAAAGAAATCTAAAAAGCTTGCTAAAAAAAGAATTAGACAAGGAGGGTGAAAATGAGCATGCTATCGCAAAGAAACTTAAATAAGAAATAATGGCATATAAACAAGAACCAGGAAGAGCACCTATAAATGCTTACGGACCTTTAAAGGAGGTAGGATTAATAAGACCATTTGGTAAAAAGAAAAAGAAAGAAGTATACGGACAGAATAAAAAATACTTAACTGCTAAACAAAGAAGAAATCGTGAATTTATTGCGCCAGCTGGAGCTGCATTAGGGACTGTTTTATTAGCAAATGAGAACACACGTAAGAAAATTAGTGATGGAGTAAAGAATATTGTAAAAAAATTCTTTTAAAATATAAATAATTAATATGGCTATAATATATACATATCCAGTAAAGACAAACCCAGTAGGAGATGATTTAATACTAATATCAGATTCTGCAGATAAAAACAACACCAAGCAAGTTAAAGTATCTACATTACCTAGCTCTGGTGGTGGATCTGTATCTTCAGTAGGCTTTGCTTTAAACAGTCTTACAGCGTTTACGATAACAGGTGACAACCCTGTAACTGGATCTGGTACTATAACACTTGGCACAACAGGTGGTTCAAGTGGCCAATACTTAGATTACCAAGGAAACTGGTCTACTCCAGCTAGCACTACTTACGATGTTATGGGTAGTGGCAATAATTATGCCGCTGGTTTAGTTTTAGCAGGTAATGCCACTCATAATAATAACTTTTTAAGAAAAGATGGTACTTGGGCTATACCAGTAGATACTGGAATATCTTTTTCTGGTTCAACCGCTAATGGCCTAGTTGCTTATAGTAATTCTACTACTGCTGCAGTATCATCTAATTTCACATTGACAGCTGATCAACTACGTATTTCTGCTGGTTCAGTTTCTGCACCTTCGTTGAATTTCACTGATGTCGGTGGTGTTTACTCAGCATCTGGAGGATATTTTTTAACTCACACAGGTACTAATTCTTTAGGTTTTTCAAGTGCAGCTGTAATTAACTATAAAATAGCTCAGTTTAATAGTGGGTTAAAATTTGGAGGTGCTGGTAGTACTTTAAGTAATTATGAGTCTGGAACATGGATACCCAATGTCTATGCTCCAATTCCAAGTTGGACAGGAACTGCTAGCACAGGGTATTATGAAGTTATAGGCGATATGGTAAGAGCGTATTTTAAAATATCAACTACTAGCTACCCTGCTAATTACCCAATGAATATAAACAACCTACCTATTCCAGCTTCGACAACTGCAGCTTATTTAGGAGGGGTTCAAGTTTACACAAACACTTCTTCAGTACAAATAGGAAGAGCTACTACAGGAATAATAGTATCATCTAACAGGGTTCATTTTAAAACACTACAAACTAGTGGTAACGTTAACGAATTAATAGATTCAAAATACCAACCAACTGGAGCTACTGGAACACTAGAAGGACTTATTACTTATAAAAAAGCATAAATAATTAAAAATGGCATTATCAAAAGAAATATCAAACGAAATAATAGAAGTAGTTGGAGAATATAAAATTATATCTGTAAAAAAAGTTACAACTGTTTTAGAAGATACTGTGGTTGTTTCTAAATCTAACCACAGACTAACTTATGCTCCCGATACTGACGTGTCTATATTAGATACTGATGTAGCAGCTATAGCTAATCTTGTTTGGACGCAAGATGTTAAAGACGCTTATACAGAGTCATTAAATTAAAATATTTTCTACCATGTAGAAACCACCACTATCAAGTGATAGTATATAGTAACCAACGTTTAACTTAAAACCAAATACAATGACGTTTTTATATACCCGCACTAACACGTGGTCTAGTGCACCACAACCAACAGAAGAAACCATTAAGTACTGGAAACATATCTCACAGAAGAAAAACTGGAGAATAGTTCAATTACCAAATGGGTTTTTACAAACCGAATATAAATCTATCGACTCAGATGACTGGATCGATGTTACCAGAAGAGAAACAATAGCTGGAGCAGAACAAGCAATAGATGCTTCTATTGAACATTATTCTAAAAAGCTAGAGTTTACCAAAGGACCGAAAGTAGTTAAAACCTTCGAGTAAATATTCAAAATCAATCATATCAAATTATATTAAATGCAAGAATTAAAGTTAGTTAAAAATCTGGCTTTTGGCGATACAGCTAGAAGTCAGATATTAACTGGGGTAGAAAAATTAACCAACGCTGTTGGATCTACTTTAGGAGCAAGTGGTAAATGTGTTATACTAGAAGATAGTAATGGCGCACCACAAATAACAAAAGATGGAGTAACCGTTGCTAATAGCATAACGTTACAGGATCCATTAGAAAACATCGGAGCTACGCTTATTAAACAAGCGGCTCAAAGAACAGTATCAGATGCTGGTGATGGCACAACTACAGCCACGGTGCTAGCTAAAGCCATACTAGATCAAGCTACAGAACATTCACTACTCAGTGAAACAAGAGAGATGAAGCTAGGTATTGATTCAGGTGTTGATAAAGTTATAAAGTATTTAAATAAAAAATCTAAAAAAGTTACTGGTAAGAAGATTGACCAAGTAGCTACTATATCTGCTAACAATGATAAAGAGTTAGGTAAAGTTATAGGTGAAGCATTTAGATTAGTAGATGAGACAGGTGTTGTTATGATGGAAACAAATGAACAGCCTGAAACTGTAGTAGAATTAATAGAAGGTGTTCAGTATGACCAAGCGTTAAAGAACAACCATTTTATTACTAACAAAGAAAAAGGGACTGCGGAACTTGAAAACCCGCTAGTGTTGATAGTTGAGTCACCTATACCTAATGTTAGAAAGATACAATCAGTTCTTGAATACGTTATTAAAAATGGTAAGAGTTTACTTATCATTGCAGATGTTGACCAACAAGTGGTTTCCGCGCTGGCCATGAATAAGTCTAAAGGCAATATAAAAGTCAACATCATAGATGCACCAGTATACGGAATCAGTAAGAAAGACGTGTTAAGCGATCTATGTGCTGTGACTGGTGCTACACTTATTAACGAAGACCTAGGAGATGATATGGATATTATACAGCCTGAACATTTAGGAGCATGTATTAAATCTGTAACCAACCACGAAGAAACAATTTTGCAAGTTGATTTAACTGACAATAAGGAAGTTAAAGAAACTATTGCTTTGTTAGAAAAGAATATAAAAGAAACTAAAAACCCTAATATTATTATTAGACTAGAGAAACGATTAGCTAAATTAAAAGCTAAGGTTGCTACAGTTAAAGTTGGGGCTAACTCTGAAATAGAGTTGAAAGAGAAAAGAGATAGAGTAGAAGATGCTATTTGCGCTACAAAAGCCGCGATTAAAGAAGGTATAGTACCAGGTGGTGGTATAGCTCTTTTAAATGCTAGCTTTAATTTAAAACCAACCTGTATAGGGGAAGAAGTATTATACCAAGCTATAAGAAAACCTTATGAATTAATATTAAAAAATGCAGGGGTTGAAGAATTAAAAGAGCTTGAAGAAGGTAAAGGATTAGATGTGGTTACAGGAAATACGGTTGATATGGTAAAAGCCGGAATTATAGATCCTTTGTTAGTTACTAAAAGTGCATTAGCTAACGCGGCTTCAGTAGCTACAACTATACTATCAACTGATTGTGTAATCAATAATGTGAGAGCATGAAAGCAGTAGGTAAGTATATAGTTATAGATCCTATCAAGGAAGTTGATACGACTACAAAAGGAGGTTTAATTCTAGCTGAAAAGCAAAGAGAAGATATAAGGTACCGTCGCGCTAAAGTAATAGAGCCCGGAACTGAAGTTTCAGTGTTAAAAAAAGGTGATGAAGTTTATTATGATAAATCAGCTGGATTTAATATTGAAATTAAAAAAGAAAACTATAAAGTCATTAAAGAGCACGACGTAGTTATTATTTTATGAGAAGGTTAACATCTGGTGATTTAAAAGATCTAGGTTTACTTAAGCATTATAGAATAATAAGGAAGTGGGCTTGTAAGACTAATGAATTAACAGATGCAGATCTAGAGCTACTAATTTACTTAGATGCTATAGATATGTTTACTAAAGATGATTTTAAAAAAGGTACGTACTCATTCAGCTGGGATAACAGGCGCTGGAACAGATTATTGAAACAAGGGTGGATTACAGTGTGGCGGAAAAGAAACCACACCACTCAAAAATATCATATATATAAAGTTTCCTATAAGTGCAAACAGCTGATAAGTCGCATGTACCGTATTATGTTAGGTGAAGAGAACATGCCTACAACAAAATTAGAAAAAAGTAATAGATATAGTTACAAAGTAATAACAAAAGCAATAGATTATGCCAACAAAGACAAATAGCCCATTACATATTCCAGATTTTTTAAAGCCTTTAGGCGCAAAGCTATTAAAAACAGGTGGTCAAAGAGCAATACAAGGAGTGGCTACCACAGCAGCTAAAACAGGATTAAAGGGTGTTTTTGGACAAGCTTTAAGAGCTAATCCAATTGGTGCAGCTATTACCGGTGCACAAGCTTTGTTTGGTGGAATAAAAGAAGTTGTTGGTGATAGAAAAGAAGCTAAGGCTGCTGGGGAGGATTATAAATTTTTTGAAGGAGTTAAAGACTTTGGAGCAGGCGCTTTGAAAGGAGTAACAGGTATTGATTTAACAGATCAAGATGTTTATGAAGAAGAAACACCAACCTATAAAACTAATATAGATCCTATGACAGGAGAAGAAATACCATTAATGATGACTGGAAATATGAAACCTTTAAAAATGTTAACAGGGGTAAATAGCCCTATGACTTACAAAATGTCAGCTGCTCAATACAAGAGCGCTTTAAAAATGTCTGAAATATCTGGAGCTGCACCATTGCAAAGCAATGCTTTTTATGCTTCATTAAACGCTGCTAAAGAAAAAGGTGCTGATACCTTTGATGTTGGTGGAAAAACTTTTAACGTTAAATAAATAATTATGCCAAGTTACGGAGAATATCAAAAGCCTGCAGGAGTATTAAAATCTTGTGGATGTGACAGTATGTGCGGATGCCATGCTAAAAAGAATATACCAGGTATCGAGAACAACATACCTTACAAAGGTAACGCTGTTCTTAACGCTAACAAATAATGGGTACTGAAGATCTGAAGCTGTATTTGTTAAATGCATCTTCTTTCACTCTAGCTAGCATGAACTGGATAGAACCTGCATTAGAAGTAATACTACTAATGTTAACCATTGGATACACGGTTCATAAATGGATGTTATTACATAAAAAGAAATGAGGAGTATAAACGAAATTATAATACATTGCTCTGCTACTAGAGAAGGGCAAGACATACCAGTAGAAACTATTAAGAAGTGGCATACTGAAGGTAGAGGGTGGACAGATATAGGTTATCATTTTTATATAGAGCTGGATGGTACTATTAAAAAAGGTAGAGATATAGACAAATCAGGCGCTCATTGCAAAGGGCACAATAGAAATTCAATAGGTGTTTGTTATTGCGGAGGCGTAGAAGCTGATGGTAAGACACCAAAGGATACTAGAACAGAAGTACAAAAAGAAAGCTTGTTACACGTCCTTAAAACATTAATGGCGATGTTCCCGCTTGCTACTATTTATTCACATAATGAGTTTGCTAATAAAGCATGCCCATCATTTGATGCGACGAAGGAATATGAAGATCTCTGAAAACACTGAATTTAAGATTGATATAAAAACTGTAATTGGGATAATAATGCTAACTACTACTTTAGTTGGTATGTATTATACTTTACAAGAAGATATACAACTAGCTAAGACACTACCTCCGGTAGAAGTTAGTCGTTTAGAGTATGAGTTAAAAGAAGAGTGGAATGAAAAAATGATTATTGAACTCAAAGAAAGAGTTGAAATGCTAGAGCAAGTTGACGATGTTGTATTTGAAGAAATAGGTGTTCTTTCTACTTTAATAAAAGATGGTACAGAAAGTGATGGTAAACTTGATGAATTAAATAGACAACTAGAAGAGTTGAAAAAAAGAAAACCTAAAACAACTGTAATAGTTAAAGAGGTTGAAGTAAGTAAAAAACGTAAGTGGTAATGGGAAAGATATCAGGACCTTGTAAGGCAGCAGCAAAAAGAAAATTTAAAGTATGGCCGAGTGCTTATGCTAGTGGTTGGGGAGTTAGGTGTACTAAAGCTGGTGGACCAAGTAAAATAGGCAAAAAGAAAAAGAAGTGAAAAAAAGAGGTGGAGCATACCGCGGCACTTTAAAAGCTAGAGTTAGTAAAATGTATGGAGGCGGTGTTACTTGTAGCAAGGTTAAAAAGTTAAAATCAAGACCAAATAGAACAAGTAGAGACATACAACTAGCTAATTGGTTTATTAATATGCATAATTGTAAATAATGGCTAAAAAGAAATTAACTTGGAAAGATTCAGATGCTCCTGATGCAAAAGGAAGATTTAAAGAATTAACAGCACCAAAACTAGCTTCTTGGTTAATTAGAACTAGAAACAGTAAGTTAAATAGGATTATAGGTAGTTTAAACCAACAAATAGCATTTAACAAAGATAGACCAAGCTATGTAGCTAAGATGAAAAGAACTAGAAACATAGTTACCAAAAAACTAAAGAAAAATGCCAAAGACTAAAGTAAAAGGTGGAGGCACTAAAAAAGTTTGTTTACCAGCTGCAAAAGCTAGAAGTTTAAGTAAAGCTGAAAAGCAAAAGATAATTAGAGCTAAAGAATCTGCAGGTAGATCTGGTAAGTATAAAAGATCTAGTAAGACTAATGTAAAAGGTGCTCGTAAGAAAGGTGCAACATTAAGAGATTGGTTTGAAAAAGAAAACTGGATAAATATCAAAACAGGTAGACCTTGTGGTGAATCAACTAAAAAGAAAAAGAAGTAATGGCTGTAGATAAGAAAACTTTAAAGTGCAATAAACCTAAAAGAACTAGTGGTCACAAGACTAAGTCTCATATTGTTAAAGCTTGTTCTGGTGGTAAAGAAAAGATTATTAGATTTGGACAGCAAGGTGTTACGACTGCTGGTAAGCCAAAGAAAAACGAATCAGCTAAGCAAAAAGCTAGACGTAAAAGTTTTAAAGCTAGACATGCTAAGAATATAGCTAAAGGTAAAATGTCAGCTGCATATTGGGCAGATAAAGTAAAATGGTAATATGGGTTTTAAACTAAAGCCAAGTCCACCTTGGTACAACAAAGACTTAATGAACACTCCTATATATTTTGTAAAGGAAGAAGATGGTGTATTAGGTAGGACTAATATGAATTGCTCTATTACTATTAATGACAAGGTAAAAGACCAAAAGCAATTAAAAGAAATTATAGATCATGAGATGGTGCACGTTAAACAAATAAAAGACGGTAGATTAGCTTATGATGATAATAACATTTACCACAGGAAAAATGGTAAAGGTAAATGGAAAGTTAAAAAAAGAAGTAAACAAGTGGATGGTTCCCCAATAAGTTGGTGGGAAAAAGAAGCTTATAAAAAATAAAAGTTATGCCAGATAAAAACGGTAAAAAAATGGGAAGAATAGTAAAAAAAATTTACCCAATTAATGAAATAAAAAGTAACCTAGATTTTGCAACACCTGGAACTGAGTTTAAAGCAACTAAGCCAGGAACAAGTAATCAGCCAAAAACAGAAACATCAGGTGATAGAGCTGTGAAATCTATTAAAAAAGTTTTAGGCGGCGCTTTGACTGGAGCTGGAGCTGCTTCTGTTTTACAAGCTAAATCACCTTACACGCTGTATGGTAAAAAATCAGATATCATGATGGGTGGAAGTCCACTTGCTAAATATGGTTGTTCTAAAAAATATAAAAAAGGTAAGTAGTGTCTGAAAAGAAAAAATTAAGAGAAACTAAAGTAGGGGCTTTTTTAGCTAGTAAAGCTCCTATTCTTCTCAAGAAGATAGGTGAAGTACTACCTGACAAAGGTGGTCTTGCAATAGTAAAAAATCTTATAACAAGTGATACTAAGATTAAAGCTATTGACAAAGAACAAGCAATGAAGCTTATAGAGCAAGATCTTGTAGAGATGGAAAACGTATCTAAGCGTTGGGATTCAGATATGAAATCTGATTCTTGGTTGTCAAAGAACACTCGTCCTTTGACCCTTATGTATTTAACACTAGCTTCAACGATATTAATAATAATTGATTCTTTCCATACTATGTTCGATGTAGACATAGCGTGGGTTGAGTTATTAAAAACTTTACTAATTACAGTATACGTAGCGTACTTTGGATCAAGAGGCGCTGAAAAAATTACAAATAATAAAAATAAATAAAATGGCAATAGCAGGATTACAGGGCAATGAAATGGCCCAACCAAGAGTATTTGCTCACGACGCTGCAGATGTGACACCTAGCGATACGGTTAATATACCAGGTACAGAGACTAGAGGAGTTTGCATATATGTAGGATCTGTAGCAGGTGGTACTGACATAAAGGTTATTATGGAGAGTGGTAGTCCAGTCACATTCAAAGGAGTGTCAGCTGGATCATTCTTACCTATATTAGTAACTAGAGTTTTAGCTACTGGCACAACTGCAACTGAGATATTAGCTTTATATTAGAATATGAGGATAGGTATAGGAAATACTATTCCAGAAAGAGTTAGTTTACCCGGCCAGTCCGGAGGAGGAGTAGTAATTCCTGATGAATTTATATTTGAGGTTAATGCTGCTATTGGTAATACTATAGATTTAACAACTAGAAATAATGGCGTTACAGCTGATTTTATTATAAATTGGGGAGAAGGAGCTGATGAAACTGTTAATGCAACAACAGCTAGTCACACTTATTCTAGCTCAGGTACTAAAGTTATAAAAATAAACAAAGCAGGTACTAATACTCCAGTAAATGATTTTAATGTATTAGCTACTAACGAAGGTAGATCTATGGTTACTAAGATAAGTAATTGGGGAACTACTGAATGGTATAGTCTTAGAAATGGTTTTGATTCATGTACTAACTTAACAATTGTAGATAGTGCTACTCAATTACTAACAGCTTCTAATGCTAGCTCGTTGTTCCGCGAAACATTTCATGATTGTACAGGTTTAACAGTTGCTGATATGTCTAATTGGGCAACTAATAATAATGTTTGGTCATTGTTGGGAACATTTAATGGCTGTACTAATATTTCTTTAGTAAAAATCCCTAGTTCAAGAGTGGTACCAGCAACTGCTTTTGGTTCAGGCACCGCTAGCCTCTCTCTGTTTCAAAATGTTGGAACAACAACAACAGATGGAACTACTTTTGAGCTTGAAGGTTTAGATTTATCTAATTCAACGGCTGGAAGTGCTACTAATGTTTTTGCTAATTGTAAAATAAACGGTAACACTTCTGACTTTAGTAATTGGAAATTTTCTTCCAATATGACTAGCGTAAGTCAAATGTTTTACTTCGCGCAAGTAGTAGGAACAAATCCTACTTTAAATTGTTCTGGATGGACAACTTTACAAGCTAATAATTTTGGAGGAACTTTTAGAGGTCTTAACAGCTCTACATCACCTAATAATCTTACTCTTAATGTTTCAAACTGGAATGTATCTAATGCTACTAATTTCGGTCTATTTATGGGCCACATCTACAGCGCAAATAGAATTGAAAATATTATTGGACTAAGTACTTGGGGAGCAACTCCTGGTGGGGTTGGTTTAGGTTTCTTTTTCACCAATATGGGATATCTTAAATTAACTTCAGATGATAATTTTTCAGATACTTTCATTAATAGCTTAACGCCTATAAGCATTGGTAGTGCATTTCAGAGTATTGGACATTTATTGAGTTCTGGTGATTTTGGAGAACCGCCTAATTTAGCAAGCTTAGACCTATCAAACTGTACTTCTATTAGTAGTGCTTTTAGTTCTTCTCACTTTTCATCTTTACCTGATTTTACTAATGTTACTTTTCCAACCGCAGCAGTTAGTTGGGCTAGCTTTTTTAGAAACATTTCAACTGAATCAGTTACTTCTCATTTAGATTTATCTAATATAACTTTTAAACCTACAAACTTATCAAGAGCTTTTGAAACTTTTAGATCAGCTAATAAAATAACGTTTCCAAGTGGTAGCAATTCCGATCTTTCATCATTAACCAGTATGAGCTTCGCTTTTTATAATGCTGGTAATGCAAGTAACGAACTAGAAGTTATATTACCTACAGATGCTGATTATAGTGCTGTTACATCTTGGTCAAACACCTTTGTGAATTTAAATGGGCCAGGAACTGACACTTTAACAACTTGCGTTGGAGACACTTTAATTAGAAGACTTCACGCTACTAGCTTAAATGCTAACCAACAATCATTAAATTTAGTTAACACAAAACTAACTGGTTCACCTTCCATTGTTGATTCTAACGTTACAGATTTAGAAACTGCTGGATGGACAATAACTAGCAACTCTACAGATGCAGTTATGCCATTTGTATATACAACTCCTTTAACAACGGGTACATCAACTACACCAACTGGTAGCTTTACAGGTGGAACATTTTCAAGTAGTAATTCTAATATAGCTGTTAATGCTACAACAGGTGAAATTAATACGCCTAATGCAGGTAATACAACAATTAGATATACTCTTGCAGATGGTTGTTATAATGAACAAGCTTTAGTTGTTAACTTACCATTAGCTCAAGTAAACAATGTTTATTCTATGAGCTTTGACCCTTTGAGTAGTCAATATATAGATGTAGACGAATATGTTTTTTCAGGTTTAACTAGTTTATCTATATCTTGTTGGTATAATTTAAATTCTATATCAGGAGACCAAGCAATACTTGCTCAATATATTGAAGCTCCAACAAATAGAGGTATTTTACTTTATCACGATGACCCTAATGGATGGGCTTTTTATATAAACACAGATGCTGGTTTAAAATCTTTTGAATCAACATTTACAGCCACGGCAAGTGTTTGGCAACATTTAGTAGTTACCTACGAATCAGGCGTAGGAATAAAAATATACTTAAATGGTACTGCTCAAAGTTCTGGTACTTTGTCTGGAACTACTGTTAATCCTACTCCTAGTGAATTTACTATAGGTAGAGATGGAGCAAGTGGTAGCTTTACTAGATTTTTAAATGGTAAACTTGACGAGCTAGGAATATTCAACACAGCTTTAACACAAGACCAAGTATCATCTATTTATAACGCAACAGAAATTGTAAGTGGAGTAAGTAAAACAGCAGATTTAAGTCAATTAACAACACCACCTGTAAAGTGGTATAGAATGGGAGATTAATTATGAGTACAGAATTTTTTAACGACCAATGGCGTATACCAAGTAACGAGAATCAAAATAAGATTTCTAACTATTCTATGAAGTTTGATGGAACAAATGATTCCGTAAACGTTGGTTTAATAAAACCTTTTGATAATGATGTAAGTAATTTTGCAATATCATATTGGATAAAAGCAGATTTCTCAGATTTAAGCAAGCCTTTTAATGGCGCCCTAATTCATTTAGATTTTAGATATAATGGTGCAACTAGAGGTATTGCGATAGAATCAAGCGCAACATCGTTGATTTTCTATACAGCAGGCGGCCTAGGTTATAATACTACTTGGACAACACCTACAAGTGGACTTAATAATAACGAATGGAATCATATTGTACTAAATTTTGATGGAAGTATAGTAGCTGATGCTGATAAAGCTGAATTTTGGATAAACGGAAGTAAAAAAACAAGTACTGTAACAAACCCTGGAAACAATTATATTAAAGCTATTACTGGAGATGGTTTTCTTGGCGATGGATTTAACTCTTATCCATTAGAAGGTCAATTAGACCAGTTTTGCACTTTCGATTATACACTTTCACAAGACCAAATAATTCAACTTGGAGCAGAGGGTTATGCTTTTAATTTTATACCTAATGACTATATAGATTTAGGAACTACAACTTCTTATGATACTGGTGATTTATCTGCTGCTATTTGGGTTAAAATAACAAATACTGGAGCTACACAGTATATTTTTAGCAACTCTGGCTCTCCTTCAATTAAGGGTTTTGATATTAAAGTAAGAGGAAGCAACGAAATTGGTCTTCAAAGATATAACCCAACTAATGGAGCTGAGTCAGGTTGGTTTAGCCCAGGATTTGTTTACGATGCTTGGCAACATTTAGCGTTTACATATGAGGAATCAACAGGCACTATAAAAACATTTTTAAATGGAAATCTTGTAGCAACTAACACAGGAACATCTACAGCTACTTTACCTAGTGTAAAACTAACAATAGGTTCATATAAAGGCACACAAAATTATGCCAACGGTGAACTTTCTAACGCAGCTATATTTAGCTCAAAACTTGAAGATTCTGAAATAGCAACTCTTTACAACAACGGAAAACCTGGTGATATATCATCTTTAAATCCTACAGCTTGGTATAAACTAGATAATAGTGAACTTTTTAATGGTGCAGAATGGAGTATCGACAATAGCAAGTATCCTTCAGTTTATAAAAGTTCTTTAAATTTTAGTGGAAACAATCAATATTTACAAGTTCCAGATTCAAATGATTTTAGTTTTGGTAATGGAACTACTGATAGTCCTTTTAGTCTTTCAGCTTGGGTAAACCCTGACGCTGTAGAAGCTGCAGGGATAGTAGCAAAATATGTGACTGGTGGTTATGAATGGTTGTTTTATGTAGAAGATAGCAATTTTTTAAGACTTTTACTTTTAAGTAACAACAATGCTGGTAATTCAATTGCTTTAACAACAGATGTAGCTATACCAATAAATACTTGGACTCACGTTAGTGCTACTTATAATGCTAACGGAGAGCCAAATGGTATTGATTTATATATAAACGGCTCACTACAGTCTTTAGTCACTGAAAGGATTATTGGAACCTATCAAGCAATGACTAACACCACTGGACCTGTACAAATCGGGACTTGGGCAGGTAGTTTCCGCCCAATAAATGGACAAGTTTCAAATGTTTCTATTTGGGATGCTGAACTAACACAAGCACAAGTATCAGAAATATATAATAATGGAACTCCATCTAATTTGTCAAGTCATTCAGCTACATCTAACCTTATTTCTTGGTGGGAGCTAGATAATACAACTACAGGTCTTCAAGATTCAAAAGGATCTAATAATGCAAGTAATATAGGAACTACCAAATATGATGGCTTTGTCAATACATTAGCTGGTGATAGTATTGGTATGACTTCATCTAGCTTAGTTGCAAGTAATATAGATGGAGAGCTTATATCAAATCCAATGGCATTAAGCCCTGAGCCAGTAGCTTACTATCAACTAGGTGACCAGTCAGCATATAACGGAGCTAATTATTTAGTTCCAAATAATAGTTTAAGTGACTATGTATTTAATTTTGATGGGACTGATGATTTTATAAACGCTGGAAGTGCATCTTATTTAAATGGATTAAGTGAATTTAGTATTTCAGTTTGGATTAATCTCCCTACTGCTATAAGTGACAGATACATTGTTTCTGACTGGAATTATAACACGAGCCCTTTTGGTCATTTTGCATTGGGGACAAGAATTGTCTCTGGCAGTTATTATGGTTTAAATTTATTTATAAAACAACCAAGTGACGTAGGGCAAAACTCTGCACAAATAGGTACTCTTTTATTAGAAAACACTTGGCACAACGCTATTTTTAGTTATAATTCTGGAACAGTTACTTGTTATCTTAATGGTTCTCCAGTTACAGTAACTGTTAATGGAACATTACCAACAACCTTAACAAGTCAAGATGGTAATTTAAATATTGGAAAATTTGGTGGTACTAGTGGAGCTTTTTTGCCTGGTAAACTTTCAAACATTGCTTTGTGGAATACAGAATTAACACAAGCTAACGCAACGGAAATTTACAACAATGGCGCACCTGGTGACATACCTTCATTAAGTCCTACAGCTTGGTGGAAACTAAACGCTTCTGAAATTTTTAATAACACAAGTACAGAATGGAGTGTAGATAACAACGCGTATCCTTCGGTTTATAACAGTTCTTTAGATTTTGATGGTAGTGATTCTGTAGATTGTGGTAATGATAGCAGTTTAGATATAACAGGAGCTTTAAGTATATCTTTTTGGATTTATGGTGAAACAAATTTAGCACATAAAGGTATTGTTTCAAAATGTCCAATTTCTTCAAGTATACCTACCGTAGCTCAATATCACATACAGTATCAAACTAATAATACATTAAGATTTGTTCTTAGGAATTTTGATTTATATACTGGGCAAGAAACAACTGGAACTGTTCCAACAGTTGATTTAAATACTTGGCAACATATAACTATGACTTGGAACGGAACTAATACAATGACTGTTTATAAAAATGGTTTACCAGTTTGCACAAAAGTTAAAGCAATAACAAATGTTTCTAATACTTCACCTGTTTTGCTTGGCTTACGAGTGGGTCCCACAGGTGGATTTTTGAATGGAAAATTATCAAATACTGCGATTTGGAATACGGAATTAACTTCTACTCAAATAACTACTCTTTATAACAATGGAACACCAGCATCAGATATTTCTTCATTAAGCCCTGTATCTTGGTGGAAACTTGATAATACTACTACAGGTCTCATTGATAATGGTTCTGCAAGTAATAATGGAACTAATAGCGGGGCTACTGAATATGCTGGCTTTGTAAATGCACTAGCTGGTGAAAGTGTTGGTATGGATTCATCTAACTTAGTTGTAAGCGACTTACAGCAAACATCAGGTTATAGTCCTTATGCTTTAGATTTTGATGGTATTAATGATTTTTTAAATTGTGGTAATACATTAGGAAATGGATATAGTTCAATTAGTGTTTCTTCTTGGATAAATTTTGGAAATCCAAATTCAAACGTAAGAGAAGAAATTATAAGTAAAGATGATGGTTCTAGTAATAGGACATTTTTTCTAGTTAAATTTAAAAATTCAGATTGGGCCGCTTATGGAACAATAGGTTTTGCAATTAATGATGGTACTACTACAAGCAATGCCACAGTTTCTCAAGCTGATTTTACTCCATCAGCAGGCGATTGGTTTCACGTGGCTGGTACTTGGGATGGTACTAATATAAAATTATACATAAATGGAGACCTCAAAAAAACTACTGCATTTTCAGCAAGTAATTTAGATACTAATACGGTTAACGTATTAATTGGAGATTCAAGTGCTAGTGGTACTTATTTTTTAAATGGGAAAATATCCAATACAGCTGTTTGGAATACAGATTTAAGTTCATCTGAAATAACAGAAGTTTATAATCAAGGACGTCCAAGTAATTTACATAATTTCTCAGGAACTGCTCCGGTTAGCTGGTGGCAATTAGGTTCTAACAGTTCTTTTAATCCAAACCCAACAGGGACAGAAGGTACTTGGACTTGTTTAGATGAAATAGGAACAAATAACGCTATAGGTAGTGCTAATATGACAAATGATGACATTACAAATGGACCAGGATATTCAGCAAGTGGTTTAGGAACAAGTTCAATAGATATTGTAGGAGATGCACCGTATAGCACAGCAAATGGATTATCTGAGAATATGGATGTGTTAGATAGAGTGTCTGGAACAGGTAATGTACCAGGTTAAAATATTAAAATAAAAAAAATGAATAATAAAAGTTATATAGTAATTGAATTAAGTGATACAAACTTAGTTTTATTCTCTCAAGTAGATCAGCAAAGTGCTCAGTCAATGAGAAGAAATTTAGCAAATACTCAAGGGTTATTAAGCTATAGAGTAACTCCAAGTTTTGTTACAGATGGTAGCTTACCAATAGTAGGTGATGTAATGAATCAAGATGAAGCTTTAGCTTTGATGGCAACTGCAGCTTGGTCAGAGCCAGATCCTATTGATTAACGACTAAATGTAAAAAAAAATTATGAGTGGTAATATTCCTATAGACAACCCTGCTGTTAGAACTTATTGGATAGCTTATGGTAATGACTCAGAAGAAGATGTCAAAAGCTATGGTTATGTAGATCCGCAGCAGAAGCTTTATTGTAAGTGGTTTATAGATGAAACTATAGATGAAGACGAGTGGATAGCTGAGTTAGCTAAACATGGCATAGACCCTTTTCCACCAGATCCACCAGTAGAGTAATAAGAGTAAAACAAACAATTAAATAAAATCAAATCAAATGAAAATTAAAGAAGAAGAATTATTATTAATTCAAGAGCAACAGAAAAAGCTTAATGAATTAGTTCAAAATATAGGTTTATTAGAAAGCCAGAAACATGGACTACTTCATGAAATAGCTGGAGTTAATAAAGAAATAGAAGATTATAAAGAAATATTAGAAGCTGAATATGGTGCTATTAATATTGATCTTGAAGATGGTACTTATACTGAGATAAAAGAAGATGTCGAAGGTAATAAGGAAGATTAGTATAGGTTCTGACTATAAGAACGATGCAATGCATTATTCAACTGGTCAGGAAGTATACGGCGGGCATACTATTAGTGATATTCTATTTGAGGATAAAGATCAATCATATAATATTTTTATAACTAAAAATAATGAAGTCTTGCCTTGGAAAAAGTTTAATGCTAATATGTCGATCTCTGTAGAGTATGATCTTAAGTATTAGTGAAAAGCTTATATTACTTTATTGTTAAACCTTTTGAAGATAGGTATGACAATATACGACAAGTTGATGGTAATAACCTTATTATCAATACTGGTATTGAAGATCATAGATTTATTAGTAAAAAAGCTGTAGTAGTTTCTACTCCTGCAGCTTACACTACTAAAATAAATATAGGAGATGAATTATATATTCACCATAATATATTTAGAAGATGGTATGATCAAAAAGGTAAAGAACGAAATAGCTCAACTCATTTCAAAGATGATCTTTATTTTGTTGCACCTGAACAAATCTATATGTACAATTTAAAACCACATTTAGATTATTGCTTTATAAAACCACTTAAAAACCAAAGTATTCTAGAGAACAGAAAAGAACAACCTAATGTTGGTATAGTGAAATATTCCAATAAGTCCTTAGAAGCTCTAGGAATCACACCTAAAACACTTATTACGTTTACACCTAACTCTGAGTTTGAGTTTATTATAGAAGGTGAACGACTTTATTGTATGAAATCTAATGATATAGCTTTAACTCATGAATACCAAGGAAACGAAAAAGAAAATAATCCAAGCTGGGCAAAAGGCAGTTGAGGAATTAATTAAGGTAGCAAAAGAAAAGATTGTTGACTCAGACGATGATGTAAGCGCTGATAGATTAAAGAATGCTGCCGCAACAAAGAAACTAGCTATATTCGATGCTTTTGAAATACTTAATCGTATACAAATAGAAGAGGATATACTAAATGAAAAACCTAAGGAAGTTAAAGAACAAAAAACTTTTAAAGGTTTTGCAGAAGGGAGAAGTAAGTGAGTTACGATCAAACCCTCTGGAAAGAAATTAAGGAAGTTGTAAATCCTAAGATATTAGCTAAAAACAATAGATTTAAAAAATGGGAGTATGGTTATAATTCTGATTATGATTTTATAGTAATAAGTAAAACTGGTAAAATTGGACAAATCATTGAAATACAGAATCTCAGGATTGCTTTACCAACAGCAGATGAACCGCTTAAACGAAGTAAAGAAAAAGCGGAGCAGTACTGGGAAAGACAAGAGTATCCAAAAGAATTAAACAAGATCAAAAGTAGGTTTGATTGGGAAGAGTATTCAGCTGAGTTTAAAGAAAAGTGGTATGACTATATCGACGAAGAATTTAAAAGAAGAGAACAAGGTTACTGGTTCTATAATAATGGTACTCCTACTTATATTACTGGCACTCATTACATGTACTTACAATGGTCAAAGATCGACGTTGGAGCCCCTGATTTTAGAGAAGCGAATAGATTATTCTTTATATTTTGGGAAGCATGTAAAGCAGATATTAGATGTTACGGGATGTGCTATCTTAAAAACAGACGATCTGGATTTTCATTTATGTCCTCGGCCGAGCTTGTTAACCAAGCAACAATATCTAGCGACTCCCGATTTGGTATACTCTCTAAATCTGGATCAGATGCTAAAAAAATGTTTACAGATAAAGTCGTACCAATATCCGTTAACTATCCGTTTTTCTTCAAACCGATCCAGGACGGTATGGATCGTCCTAAAACAGAACTTGCATACAGAGTTCCAGCTTCGAAGCTTACTAGAAGGAAGCTTGAGAGCAATGAACAACTAAGAGAACTAGACGGGCTTGATACAACTATTGACTGGAAAAATACTGGTGATAACTCTTATGATGGTGAAAAGTTAAAACTATTAGCTCATGATGAAAGTGGTAAATGGGAGAGACCTGATAATATATTAAACAACTGGAGGGTTACAAAAACTACATTAAGGCTAGGATCAAGGATCGTAGGTAAATGTATGATGGGCTCAACTTCAAATGCATTAGATAAAGGTGGAGACAATTTCAAAAAATTATACAACAATTCAGACGTTAATAAAAGAAATAGAAACGGACAAACATCTTCTGGACTCTATAGCTTGTTCATTCCTATGGAATGGAACTATGAAGGATTCATCGATACTCATGGACTACCTGTCTTCATTAGAAGTAAAAATACAGTCAAAGGAGTTGACGGTTATGAAATTACAACAGGAGTTATTGAAAACTGGGAAAACGAAGTCGATGGACTAAGAGATGATCCTGATGGTTTAAATGAATACTATCGTCAGTTTCCAAGAACTGAAGCTCATGCTTTTAGAGACGAGACAAAAGATAGTTTATTTAATTTAACTAAGATATACGAACAAATAGATTTTAATGCTGAGCTTAATAATTCAGCAGCTGTTACAGTAGGTAGCTTTCAGTGGGAAAACGGTATTAAAGATTCAAGGGTTATATTTAATCCAAATAGATCAGGTAGGTTCCAGATAAGCTGGGTGCCACCTAAAAATCTTCAAAATCGAGTGATACTAAAGAGTAACGGTAAATACCCTGGAAACGAACACGTTGGGGCTTTTGGGCTTGATAGCTATGATATATCAGGCACTGTTGATGGTAAAGGATCTAATGGAGCTTTACACGGACTTACAAAGTTTTCAATGGAAGATGTACCACCTAATCATTTCTTTTTAGAATATATATCAAGGCCACAGACAGCTGAGATATTCTTTGAAGATGTATTAATGGCTATGGTTTTTTATGGTATGCCTATACTAGCTGAAAACAACAAACCTAGGTTTTTATATTATTTAAAGAGAAGAGGTTATAGAGGTTATTCTATGAATCGTCCTGATAAAGTTTGGAATAAACTTTCTACAACTGAAAAAGAAATAGGTGGAATACCTAACTCAAGTGAAGATATTAAGCAAGCGCATGCTGCTGCAATTGAATCTTATATAGAAACTTATGTAGGATTAAAAGATGATGGCTATGGAGATATGTACCATCAAAAGACATTAGAAGATTGGTCTAAGTTCAATATTAATAATAGAACAAAGCACGATGCTTCGATAAGCTCAGGTTTAGCTGTAATGGCTTGTAATAAAAACAGATATACACCAGTTAGTAAAAGACAAAATAAATCTGTAGCTTTAGGTATTAAAAGATATGACAACACGGGTTATAATTCAAAAATAAAATAGATGATAAAAACTAATTACAATAGTTCTTTTCCAGATCAGGTCGTACCGGATGTAGAAAAAGCTTCTTATGATTATGGTTTACAAGTTGGTAGAGCCATAGAATCTGAGTGGTTTAGAAACGACAGAGGTTGGCAAGATAGATTTAATACGAACTATAATAATTTCCATAGGTTAAGATTATATGCCAGAGGAGAACAATCTATTCAAAAATACAAAGACGAATTATCTATTAATGGTGACTTATCTTATTTAAACTTAGACTGGAAACCCGTACCAGTAATTCCTAAGTTTGTAGATATTGTTGTAAATGGTATGTCTCAAAGATCTTATGACATTAAAGCTTATGCTCAAGATCCTGAGTCTATAATGAAAAGAACTGCTTATGCTGAAGCTCTACAAAGAGATATGATGCAAAAAGATCTTATCAACCAGATACAGCAAATGACAGGTCTTGATGTTTCTAAATCCCAAGGTAAAGGTTTAGAGATGGAAAGTGAAGAAGATTTACAGCTTCACATGCAAATGGATTATAAAGAGTCTATTGAAGTAGCTGAAGAAGAAGTTATTAATAATGTATTAGCTAAAAACAAATATGATTTAACTAGAAGAAGATTAAATCAAGATTTAACTATATTAGGTATTGCAGCTACTAAAACATCTTTTAATAGATCAGAAGGAGTTACTGTTGATTATGTAGATCCAGCAAGTTTAGTTTATTCATATAGTGAAGATCCTAACTTTGAAGATATATATTATGTAGGTGAAGTAAAACCAATAAGTCTACCAGAGCTTAAAAAACAGTTTCCTGATTTAACGCCTAGTGAGTTAGAAGAGATACAAAAGTATCCAGGCAATCAAAACTATACTAGAAACTGGAGTGGTCGTTATGATGATAATACAGTACAAGTATTATATTTTGAATATAAGACTTATACTAATCAAG